GTTGACGCCGTCCGAGTAGACGTTGAGCGGCGATGCGGTCGGCCAGTCGCCGCCGATCGTCCGCCACGTCGTCGTGACCGGATCGTACTCCTGGACGGCGGTGTAGCGACCGCAGCGCACCATCCATGCGCCGGGATTGATGAGGTCGACCTGCCCCGGCTCCATGGTCTGGATGTTGGTCGGCTGCCCCCGGAGAGTGGGCTGTACTCCTGGCGCTCCATAAACGACGGGCATCGGTTTCTAGCTCCTACTTACTGGAGGGGCGGGTTGCTGCCGGGGGTGTTCGGCCACGCCGCTCCGGTCAAGCCAGTGATGTGCGCCCCCGAACTCGGCTTGGCGCAGACGAGGTCGAGAGCCGTGATGAGGACGCCGATGTCCGCGATCTGGCCCTGCGGGATGGTCGACTCGAACCCGGAGAACACGAAGGGCGCGTACTCCGACAGGTACATCGCCGTGTAGCGCGAGTTGAGCGCGTACATCTCGCCGCGCGGGCAGAACGGATCGGGGAAAACCGGCGTGTCGAGCACCTGGATCGCGCGGAATCCCGCGTTCACCACGTCGTCCTTCTGGTATTTACTCTTCGGCGTCGTCTGGTACATCTCGTAGCCCATGAAGTCCGTCATGAGCGAGGCCCAGTCGGCGGGGTTCATCACGGCGAAGTCGGGAGCCTCGCCGCCCGCCCCGGTCTGCACGCGCGTCAGCGTCACTGCCATGCCGGAGCGGTTCGAGATGCCGCCGGAGTTGGGCAGGAACTGACCCTGCCACCACACGTTGCCGGCCCGCGGGATGCCGCCGTAGCTCGGCGCGTTCGTCCCGTTGTCGAAAGCCTGCGCGAGCGAATCGATGGCGCTCGGCTGCGCGAAGTTGTTCGCGTAGAGGCTCGTCGCGATCGCCTGCTTGATCACCACCGCCGCGTCCGACATCACCGCGCGCAGCTTCGGGATGATCACCTCCGACGACTGAATCAACGCCTCCATCCCGAAGAACCCGATCGGAACCATCCCGAGCTTCAGGTTGAACATCGCGTTCTGAATCGCCGCCTGATCCTCCGGCATCGGGAAGTCGCCCGCGAAGCCGCCCCACGAGAACGACGTGAAGGACGAGCCTTGAGCGGGGATCGTGATTTGGGGAGCGCCGCCTTTGGCCTTTTGTGCATTTTGGAGAAAGAGGCTCAAAAGGGGGTGGCTCTGGTAGATTTGAACAAAAACTGAGGGGATCACGGCTCGACGTGTCAGCGCCTGCAACTGCGCCCCTGCGGCACCCCCAGGCAGAATTCCGGTCGAAACGGGGGTCTGGAAGGTGGTTGGGAGTGCCATGTCTCAGATCTCCGTCACATTGCCATCAGGCCGGAGGCGGCCTCAGAGGCATTGAATATTTCCGGGCGAAATCCGTACCGATCTAGGATGTCTCGGGCGAAGATGACCTTCTCATCCACGCGCTGCCCTTTGGGGTGCCGACTCGACCAAAGCTCAAGGTTTGATGGTTCATTGTGCTGGCGGTTTCCATCGACATGATGCACGGTCTCGTCATCGAACAGCGGGCGACCGATCTTCGCCTCCATGATGACGCGCTGCGACATCAGGCGACGATTTCCCACCTTCACGCGAATGTACCCGTGTTCCGTCACTGTCCCGGTACCGCGCGGGCGTGGTGTATTGGGACGCAAGCCCAAGATACCCGTCTTGCGAAGGCGCTCGTAGTGCATGTGGCAGATGCCCTTCGCCAGCATCGGCGCCGAGCATCCTTCAACGGTGCACTGTTTCTTGCTGACGTACCTTTTGTGAGCCGGTTTCTCCAACCTAAGAGACCCGCGCCTCCGCAGTCTCGCGTAATGAGCCTCGCAATAGCCCTTCGCGCAATGAGGGTTGGTGCATCCTTCGACAGAACAAAGCTTTCCTTGTGGTGTGGTCACGCTGGATTTCCTCTCGCAAATTCGTCGAGAACTTCGGCGGCTTTGCGATCATACCAGCGGATTGGATCCTGATGCAGAAATGCAATGTCCTCGTCGTCGCTCTTGATGCCCGCGCCGAAGAGGTTCATGTCTGACGGCGCGTAAGATGAAGTCGTCGCCGGCTTCGCCTTGGGCTCGTGATCGGTGACCCAAGCGGCGGCAGCGGCGGGATCGGGGTTTCCGGTGTCCTTCATCCGCTTGACGACCTTCGCCATGCCGTCGTCGGTGAGGCGGTATTCCTTCTGGGCGTCGGCGAGGGCTTTGTTGAGGTCGGCGTCCTCCTTCGACTCCTTGTCGGCCTTCTCGCGGGCGTCGAGGCGTTCCTCGAGGGTGCGGCGGGCTTTGCGTTCCTCTTCGAGTTCGGCCTTCACGGGGGCGAGCATTGGCTCGGCGATGTCGAGTTCGGGGATGCGCGAATCGGGGAGTTTGGCCTTGACCATTCTCTTGAAGGCGAGGCCGTGCTCCTTGTCGTTCCAGATGCCGTCGAGGAGTTGCTGGGCGCGTCGGAGGACGGCGAGTTCCTGATCGGAAATCTCTGGCATCGCTCACGCCTCCGTCAGGTGGTCGACCGATTGGAAACGTGGTCGATCCCCATGGGTCCGTCGCTGACGGTCTTGGGGAGGCCGGATGCGCGGGCGCCGATGTCCATCTTGTCCTGGGGGACGCGCTTCATCATCGGGTCGTCAGCTTCAGTTGTGTTGACATAAGGCGCAGGGAACGAGGGGTTCGTCTTGTTGAGGGCCATCGGATACTCCTATGCGGGCGGTGCGCCGCCGCCGGCAGCGGGCGGTGCGGGCATCGCTGGGGATGGGGGAGCGCCGCCGCCCATGCGCGCGAGCGCGGCGTTCGGTGCGTTCTGCTTCATCTGCTGCATCATCTGGAGCAGCGATTGGACGGGGGGTCCGCCCTGCTGGCCTTCCTGATCGACGTGCTTGGATAGCGTCTTGGCGACGGTCAGCACGTCGGTGTGCAGCGGCGATCCCATGGGGATCGAGGGCAGCGCGTCTTGCAGGGCTTGGAGGGCGACCTTGATCTTGCCGAGGCCGGCCATTGCGTTCCCGGCATTTCCCTGCGGCGCTGTAGGTCCGCCGAGGTTTGGCTTGGCGGTCGCCAGCGCCGGGGAGGCTGCCGGAGCGCCGCCTGCCGGGGAAGGCATTGGCAGGGGCATCGAGATCCTTGGTCGGGAGAACGGCGGGCGGAGCCGGGACGACACCGCCCGTCGATGTCAGGAAGTATCGCGCTGGGCGATTTACTTCCGCTTGTGACGACGACGGCCGCGTGCCATGGCGAGTCTCCTTTGCTGTGAGCGACCGCCAAAGTCTCAAGCCCGTATTCGGCGGTCAGGAATCCCCAAAGCGGGGGTGTGAAACCCCTACGCGCGATGAGCAAATTGGACGAGAGTGGAAAATCGCGCTAGCGTGCGCTACTCGCCAAATAGCGCAGGGGTGCGTGAAGATGCACACTGATCAGCAACGGTACACGTCGAAGGAAGTCGCGAAGATACTTGGCGTCTCGACAACGTGGCTTTATCGACGGCGCAAGGAAATTGGCACCGGCCCTGATTTCTTCAACTTCCGCCGTCGGTACTTCTACTACGAGAGCGACGTTGAGCGCTGGCGCGAGAGTCGCCGAAACCTCGGACAAATCGTGGCGTAGCCAAAATCGACAGAGCGAGTATGCTTCGCGGCCATGAGAATCCCCGGCCGGAACATAGCCGCATTCGCCAAGGAACTCGTCGACCGCTGCTCGATTTCACGTGAAACACGCATCGAGCGCGGGCGCATGTACCGCAATTTGTTTCTGACCGGCGACGAGAGCGGCGACCCGGCCGTCTATCCCCGCACCTACGCCTACATCGACAACCTCTCGTCCTATCTCTACTCGCCGGTCGAACTGCGCTTCATCATCGAGCACTACGGGCAGGCGAACCCCGCCGACCGCGCCAAGGCCAGAGCGGCCGCGTCCGACCTCCATCGACGCTTCCGCGAGGCCGCGCTCGACACCGAAGTCGAGGAGGCCGTCACCTGGGGCCTCGTCAAGGGCAAGATGTTCGTCAAACTGCTGTGGTCGCGCTGGGGCTTCGAGCCGATCCTCGTGCAGCCCGAGATGATGGGCGTCCTCGACGAGTCGAAGGCCAGCCTCGATCGGCAGGAGGCTTTCTGCCACACGACGTTCATCAGCAAGAGCCAGTTCCACGACCTGATCGAGTTGCATCCCGACCGCGCCGACCTCGAAACCAAGGTCAAGCGATACCTGTCGCCGCGCAAGGGAGCCGAGGAGGCGCAGGGGAACGCCGTGCTGCGCCAGGTCATCCTCGGCGGGCTCTACCCCTACCAGACAGCCGGAACCGATGGCCCAGCGAAGCCGCGCGGGTTCGTAGACTGGCTCTCCGGACCCGATCCCGTCATCAGCCCCGAAGTCCTCGGCGACCTCGTGCGGCTCGACGAGCTATGGGTCTGGGACTCGGCGGAAGACGACTGGACGACGATCCAGATCATCGGCGAGGATTGCGTCATCGAAGGCAAGACGATGCACCGCAACATCTTCGCCGACGCCATCGACACGAACCTCAAGCTCGACCACAAGGACAACCCGCTCAACGGGCACCATCCCTTCAACGAGATCTGCCCGAACCCGCTCAACGGCTACTTCTGGGGCCGCTCGGAACTCTGCAACGTCGCGCTGCTGCAAAAGACGCTGAACATCAGGCTCAACGGGATCAACGCGCTGCTGCGCTTGCAGGAGAAGCCGTCGCGGCTGATGACCGGCGGGACGAGCCTCAATCAGAGCGCGATGAACAAGATCAGCAAGCCGGGCGGGTACCTGACGGACTCGAACCCGAACGCGAAGATCAGTTCGCTCGCGCCCGAGATCCCCGACGGCCTCTACGAATCGCTGCACGAGTCAGAGCGCATGTTCGACCACATGGCCGGCACGCCGCCCGTCCTCCAAGGCAGAGGCGAGGGATCGGTCAGAGCGCAGGGCCACGCCGAGACGCTGACCCGTAACGCATCGCCCCGCTTCAAGGATCGTGCATTGTTGATCGAGCGTCAGGTCGAGGGGATTGCCGGGCTCGGGCTCGACATGCTCAAGGCGCACGTCCCGACCGAACTCACGGCATGGGTCAAGCCGAACGACGCCAGCATCGAGACCGAGTTGAATAACGTCGAGGATATGGAGCAGGCACCCGCGCCGGGGATGAAGCGGATCGATTTCCGCTACGCCGACCTCGGCAAGGATTGCGCCGTCCGCGTCGACTCGCACTCTGGCTCGCCCGCCTTCAGCCACGAGGCGAAGCAGTTCATGTTTGATCTCCTCAAGGCCGGTGCAGCGACGCCGCAGCAGATCGTCGAGCATCTGCATCCGCCGGGCGAGGACGCGATGATCACCGATCTGGAGCGGGCGGCGATCGACAAGGCGGCGTTCATGGCCGCGCATCCCGAGGCGGCGCTCTCGGTCATCGACGGGGGAAAAAGCAAGAAGAAGAAAGGCTAACGCCCAGAGATTTCTATAAATCTATCCAAGAATACTGCCTCCGCTGTGATTGGAAGCCACGGCTCTATCTTTTCGCCACAAGGATCAGGCATGTTCGGCCACTCGAACGTGCTGAACGGCAAAAGGTCTCGCCGTTCTGTTGCGAGGGCGATATTGTCGGCAATCTTGATGCTATGCGGCATCGGCCACGGCAGGCCGAAACGCTCGGCAATTGCCCGATGAATACGATTCTCTATCTCGATAAGAACTCCCGGTGACGCATGTTCCATCACGAGTTTAAGAGGTCGGCCGATATCCCCTATGAATGCTTCAGACGCATCGTGAAGCAGACCCCACATAGAATCTCTCGGTGGCACAAGGTGGCTCACGATAACGCTATGCTGGGCAACGCTGTAGAAGGCCGTGAGATGGCCTGTGAACCGACATAGTTTCGATAGTGATCCAGCGATATCCTCGATCAATATGTCGGCAGCGGATGGATCTGTCAGGAAGAACCGACCGCCACTTCTCAGAGCCATCGAATATCCTCGATCATGCTCCGGCACCCCGACGCAGTCTATTTCGTTGGTTTTCATCGCTGCAACACCCGCGCGCCGTCCTGCTTCACCTTGGCCCGCCAATAGGATAGTAACTCCCGCATCGTCTGACGGAACGTGATCTCCGGTCGCCATCCGGTGTGACCGCAGAACTTCCTCGTGTCGGGGATTTGTAGATCTGCGTCGATCGGCCTCAGTCGTTCCGGGTCCACCTCTACTGCGGCGTACCGAGCTTGCTCTGACATTTCAAGCAGCGCGGTCAAGATGTCGCCGACAGTGCAGGTGTGGACGCCACCGATGTTGTAGTACGCGCCAGCCACCGGATTTACCGTCACGACCATGTGATAGGCGCGGACGACATCGCGCACGTTGATGATGGTTCGCAAACTATCGAGGTTGCCGACCTTGACGACGGGCGGAATCAGCCCAGCCTCAATCATCGCGATCTGCTTGGCGAACGAACTTTCAGCGAACACGTCACCACGGCGCGGCCCGGTCGTCGTGAACATGCGCGTCGTCTGCGTGTTGATCCCGTAAGCCTCGGCGTAGAAGCGCCCGACGAGATCGGTGCCAACCTTCGATATCGCGTAAGGCGAGGCGGGATGAAAACTGCACTCCTCGCCGATCGGCACCTTCTCCTTCGGCACCCGGCCGAAAACCTCAGACGAGGAACAAACGTGGACGACGGCCTGTGGACAAAATTGACGTACCGCATCGAGAAGCCGAGTCGTTCCCAGAATGTTCGTGTCGAGCGTGTCGATCGGCGCGTCGAACGAGGTGCGCGGGAAGGACTGCGCGGCGAGGTGGAAGACGAAATCAGGTGCCGCCTCCCGCACGACGCGCTGGACGCTGATCGTGTCTCGGAGATCGCCGTAGAGCAGATGCACCCTGTCCTTCGCGTTGATGCGCGGGATCAGCGTTTCGAGGTTGTCGAGCGGCGAGCGCCAGCGCGTCATGCCGTAGACGTCCCAGGTCGTGCGCTCGATCAGGTACTCGGCGAGGTGGCTCCCGACGAATCCCCCTATACCACTGATTAGCGCGCGGGTCAAAGGACTAGCCGCATGACGGCGACGGCGCGCTCAATCAGATGAGGGATCGGGTACGGGGCTAGTCCGAGGAAGATTCCGCGCTGGTGGATGAGATCGGCGCGCGGCGTCTTGTTCGTCTCGCGCCACGGCGCCCCATAGGAATGGCGGAGGAAGCTCCCGCCACAGGGCGGTCGGCAGTCGATGGACTCGGCCCTCAGCGCCATCACCAGCCGGGAGCGCGTCTCTCCATCCTTGACCTCAAAATGACAGCCGAACGGCGAGTGAGAGACGCTGACTCTCGGCTGGATGATGGGCAGATCTTCGCTCAACCCACGCCAGTGCGCGTAGTTCTCCGCGCGAGCATCGACGAAACCCAGCAGCTTACGCAATTGGCAACGCGAGATCGCCGCGTGGATCTCGGTGCCACGATAATTGTGCCCGAACCTCACGAAGTCGTAGCGTTTGTCGAAATCTTCTGTCTTGCTGACGAAGCCCTCGTTGCCGTGGTTGCGTAGCAGCCGGCACAGGTGCGCAAGTTCGTCGTCGTCCACGAGTACGGCGCCGCCCTCGATTCCTGCTACCTGATGAGAGATGAAGAAACTAACCGATGACATGATGCCGAACGATGCGCAGTGTCGACCGCCGATAGTGGCCCCAAGACTTTCGCAAGCATCAACGACGAAGTAGGCGCCACTATCCGACGCAAGCCTCTCCCATCCGTCGAGGTAGGCAGGGTTTCCGAGAACCGGGCATCCGACGATGAGGTTGGTTCCTTTCGGCGGCATCGTCGGCGGCATATTCCACGTCTCGTCGCAATCGTTGACGGCGAGATCGAGCCCATTCAGTACACAAGCCGAATACAGGGTGGCCCATGAGATTGCCGGCACCACGGCTCGGTCGCCGGGGAAAAGAGCCGCGTCCTTCTTGTGGAACAGAGCAGCTATCATAATCTCGTTCGCGCTCGACCCGGAATTTACATAGATCGCATGCTTCCGATTATGGAAAGCGGCCAGTTCCCTCTCGAACTCCTCGACCTCTCGCCCATGAGTGAACCATCGGGATCGGATGACACGGGCAATCGCCGCGCTCTCGTCTTCATTCCAACTGTAAAACGCCGTGGGGTGATCGTAAGCCATCTCGCTAGTCCTCTCGGGTTGAAGTACCGGCTCGCCTCCCTTAGCGTTAGCCGCGCCGCATCGAAGAACGGCGGGGAGATCACGGTTTACCCTGGGGTGTCCGTACAGGGAGGGAGGCTTGGTTCGCTCGGTCGGCCGGCGCGACCGCTAGGACTGATCTCCCTAGGCAACTGCTACGCATACTGACTCGTGTACTCGACGAGCAAGGTTGATCCCTCGTACTCTAGGGCCTTGCGGTATGCTGGGACAATCAACTCGTGGACGGCGAGGCGCTCGACGCGGATCGTCTTCATCATCGCTTGGAGCGCGCCGGAGTGGTCGCCGATATGCTGCTCACCGGGGTCGAGCGGAATCGGCGTGGCGACGGCGGTGCGGATGAGGACGCGGGGCTTGTAGCCGCCATTCGAGAACAGCGGCATCCGGTCGAGGTGTTGGATTAGCTGGCTCGTTGCCTCTAAAAGAAACTGTATTCTCGGATACACGGCGATCGGCAAGCCGCCCGCGATGGCGATCCCGGTACACAGCCCGAGTTGCATGTTCTCGGCGACAGGAAACTCCAAGAGCTTCTCAGCAGGAAGGTGCCGGAATGTCTGGCTCATGGCCGTTCCATCCGCCACAACGGATTGTCCGATCACGATGGCGCGCGGGTGCTCGCACACTAAACTCATCGCGTCGGCGAGGGCTTGGGCATAGGCGTTCAAAATTGAATGCGCTTTCCCGAGCCCGCGTGGGGCCACGTCAGTTCGTATCGGAAATACTCTGTCTTGAGGTCGCGCCGAAACTCGCTCTCCTGATCGAGGCACGACACGTTCCACACGGCGCGCGTATCGGTGAGCACTGATTTCGAGTTGTCCTCGCAGATCCAGCGAATCGGCAGATCGAAGTTGTAGGCGTACTTCCGGCACTCGTGAGCGATCCCCGTCTCGCTTGTTGTCTCGCCCATGAAGCAGTGGACCCGATTTGTCCCGCCCGATCTTTTAATCTCCCAGGCGATGCCGAGCGCGATGGGCAGGATGCCGCCGACGATCGCCGAACTGAGCATCCGGAAAGCAGGAAAGCACATCGTCATGGATCGACCGGCCATGATCTCGTCGCGCACGATGTCAGGCGGAATCCCATGGAGCAGCGCATGATAATGCGAGCGCCAATTCGAGCAAATCCAGTCGGCCCGGTCTATCGTCTCGAACACCTTGATTAGTTGGGCTTCGCAACCGCCATGCAGATGAATCGGCGCGCGTATCTCGCCGCGATTGAATCTCTCGGCGATATCGGCCTCGAACGCGATGAGTTCCTCGTCGGTCATCATTTGCCGACCACCCTCACAGGCACGCCCATGATCATCAGCCCATCGACGGATCGAGGAATCGGTCGCGCGAGTTTTTTCTGGAGCAACTTCATCTCCTCGACCAGCGCGTCGTATTCGGCCTGAGTCACTGCGAGATAGGCCGGGGCGCGTCCTCCCGTCGCGTCCTGGTCAAGGACGATCTTCCGGGCGATGGCGTGGGCGAGGGGCGTCGCGCTCATTCGGCAGCCGCCTTCTGCATCGCGTCTTTCAATACTGGAAACGCCTCTCTCAAGAAGTAGCCACAAGCAAGCAGACAAGCGCCAACGATGCAAACCGCCAAAGGCAACTCCGGGGCGCTACCGTTCCACCACAAAACGATCGTATGCACGCCTGCAAACAGATAGCCCAGAGCGGCACCAGCATTTCCGGCCTTGTGTGCGTGAAAGCGTATTGTCATTCGGCAGCCTTCTTGCGGAACGTCACGCGGTCGAAAACCTGCGTCCAGAACTCGGACGGGTCGTGTTCCTGTCGGACCTTCGTGTAGAGCGCGTGCCCGATCTCTTCGCAGCGCTTTATCTGGCCCATGAGAAATTTACACATTTCGAGGCAGTGATCCGGGTTGTCGTACTCCTCGAATTCGGAGCGCGGATCGAACCAATCGCGAAGATGCGGGTTCGTCCATTCGAGCAGGCACGCCCGCGCAAGAGCCGTCTCGATGACGCGGCCCTTGACGTGCTTCCTCTGCCCGCTCCCGGTGAACGGCACGTTGACGATGATCCGGCAGTGATGGAGGAACGAGGCGTAGCTCGCGTACTCCTCGAAGTCGCGCAGCTTGAGGACGAAGGGCAACTCCTCCTGCTGCAAGCGCTCGACGATGCCCTTGCGCATCCAGCCGCCGACGTTGCCGGCATAGCCGATGGGGAAGGGGCGTTCGGAGAAGGCGAAGGTCGGCTCGGGGTAGAAGGCCGGGCTGATTGGGGTGAGCAGCGTGATCCCGCTCTCGATCTTCCAGTCGGCCTGCCAGTCCGAACCGCCCGGCCAGTCGTGGTTGCCGTCGATGCTGACGGTGAGATCGAACAGCCCCTCCTCCTCGAACTTCCGAAGGATCGGCCACCACGGCGGATCGCCGCCGTCGAACAGCAGATGCACCAGCGGTGCCATGTCCCTCAACTTCAGCAGCGTCTCGTTCGACGGCGCAAACGCCGAGCCCCACGCGCTGATGTAGAGGATGATGTCCGGCCGCATGTCCTCGGCGTGGTGCAGCAACTCGGGATCGCACGTCACGTACTGCGCCGTCTGGTTGAGCCGCACCGCCGCCTTTTGCGTCGGGTCGAGCTTCTGGTAGATGCCGTAGGACTGTGTCGATTTCTGATCGTAGTGCATCACAGAAATCTCGTGCTGCCCGATGTAGCGCAGGCCCGCCGCGATGCTCTCGGTGTCGCCCGTCGAGGTGGTCGCGATCAAGATCCTCATGTCGGAAACTTCTCGGCGAGCGCTTCGGCGACCCATTGGCGCATTGCGTCGGCTGTCTCAACCCCGATGTGCAGGTCTGCGGACAGGAGCATTGCGCGTAGTACAGGAAGACTCGGCTGAATGGCCCGCAAGGTGGCTTCCAGATATTTGATTCGCTCATCGCCCGCCGCTCGCCCGCGCGCCTCGGCGGCGAGGATGTGGCGTGTGATCGCCAGATTGATGATTTCAGACGAGCATCCCGGATTAAAATGTGTATTACCAACGACGATTGGGGAAATCGTCGTCTCTGAGTCTTTTCTCATGCCGGCTCCAGAAGCTTGCGTCGGATCGTTTTCGCCGTCATCGCCTTGATATGTTCCAGCGTCGCGTCTCCGAACTTCTCGCGGATCATCGAGAGGTAGCGGGGGTTCGTGTAGTACGTCTGGAACGCGGCGTCCCGGAAGCGCAGCACCTCCTCCGCGCGGACGTGCTGCGTGTCCGCCGGCTGCGTTTCATAGGCGTGCTGAGAGTAGGTCCGCCAGTCGTCCGAGACGCGCGCACCGGATGCCACGGCGTCGTCGTACATCTTGCTGCCGGGATAATTTTGACCGACATAAAAGTTGACCGCCGACGTATTGAGGTCAAGCGCCATATCGAGAGTCGCCTGCATGCTCGTCATGTCGTCGGTCGGCAATCCGATGATGAAGTTGGAAATCACATCGATCCCGGCATCCTCGATGGCCCGCACGATGCCCACGATATCGTCGCTGCGAAGGCCCTTGCCAGAGTCGTCCCTCACGTTTTTTGACCCGCTCTCGATGCCGAGTGCGATCCATCGGAAGCCGGCGCGGCGAAGAAGAGACAGAAGATTGCGGTCGGTGCAGTCGGTCCTTCCGTAAATCCAAGAAGATATCGTGTCCCCCAATCCCGCCTCGATGATACCGTTGCAGATCGCCGTGACGTGCCGCCTGTTTAAGATGAAAAGTTCGTCCGTGAACTTGAAAGTCTCAACCCCGTAGTCGCGATTCAACATCACCAATTCCGCGACCACCGCCTCGGGCGAGCGCATGCGATAGCGGTTGGTATGCTGGAAGATGTTCACCATACAAAAGTGACACGCGAAGGAGCAGCCGAGTGAAGTGTGGATCGCCGCATAGGGCTGGCGCTTCGACAGATCATCGTAGCGTTGCCACGGCGAGCTTCGATAAAGCGGCATCTTCAAAAGGTGCCACGCCTGCCCGTGCAGGTCGCGGTCCATGTCGAGCAGCGGCGCTCGCGGGTTCTGGACGATCTCCTTGCCGAAGCTCCACACGAGGCCGGGGATTGCGTCCATCGGGTGACCGCGCAGGAGGCCCTCGATGGTCGCACATCCCTCGCCGTCCGCGACGAAATCGGTCGGCTCCTCTTGCAGCGTGCGAACCGGGAGTGCGCTCGGATGATTGCCCGTAAAGATGATGTCCTGATGCGGCATCGCCTGCTTGATGGCGGCGGCGAACTCTCGACAAGCCGGCATCGTCTGTGTGCTGCCGGACGGTTGCGATCCCGCGACGACGATAGCCACGATCTTCGGGCGCGATGCTTTCACACGCGCCGCTGTCTCGTCCGGACCAAGCCGCTCGGCGTCTGCGTCGATGATCTCGGCGGTGAAGCCCCGGTCGATCAGGTACGCCGCGAGTATGCGCGCCCACAGTGGTTGCTCGATTGCCGTGAGGTCATCGGCGAGATCTCCATAGATACCGTGCGCACCGTTAGGGTGGAGAAGGATGCAGTCGATCATTTGCACACTCTCCCATCCCGCAGACGCCAAACATAGTTCACGGTCAAATCGAATTTTTTCGCCAGATCGACGAGAACGCCGTAGCGCTTCGGAGTCGATCTTATTTCATCAATCTGCTCTTGCGTGAGGCGCGTGCTTGCCAATGGCCTGCCATCCGCATTGAAACGCTGAGACGACCAGCGGTCCATATATTTTCCGGTTCTCTGGTATCTTTCATGGCGGCGACGAACCACGAGGTCTCGAATATTCTCAAGGTGACTGCCGAGATAGAGGTGATCGGGATTTACACACAGCGAAACATCGCACGTATGAAGTACATGAGAACCATCGGGAATTTCTCCTCGATAGAGAAGCCACGCCGAGCGAGCCGCGCGCGTCTCGTCCTTGTATCTGAACCTCCCCTCAATAGACCCGTTTGACCTTTTGCCGATTCCACCAAGCCAAAGCCAGCAACCGCAGTTCGGCTCAGGTGTCATCCGCGATTCGAAATGCTCCTGCGGCGTGAATTTGTGCGAACGGCGTCCCATCACGGCCCCTTGAAGTATGTAACTTGAGGCTTGAGCGCCTGTGCGCGCTCCTCCTCGCTCAACTGCTTCACCTCGCGCGGCCGAAAGATGTTCCAGTCTCCGAACTCCTCGGCCAACTCGGCGGCGAGCGCGTCGACCTTGTAGTCGCGGCGGTCCCCGGTCGCGGCGGATATCACGTTCTTGGCTGTGTTGCGAACCCCGTTCACGCTATGTGTGAATCGGAGGTCTGCGAGCGATGCTTGACCGCCGGCACGCGCCTTCGATTCCGATTCCCATATCGCGCGATTCGTAAGCTGAATCACCATCGCCGCATGAATCGCCCGCGCATCGAGCTTGGGCATGATCAGATCCATGTCGTGCAGGATCAACTCCATCTCCGCCCGGTACTCTGCGGCGTGCTCGGGAATGAAGATGGCCTTCAACTGGACGATCGAGAGCCGGTCGACAAGTTCGGCGAAGGTGGGGAGGTAGCGGCGTTCCGTCATCGCGTCCTCGGAGGGTTGATCAGGCGGATCGGCATCGGCGTCCTCGGCGCTTGCGCGACGGCGACAGGATCAGGCGAGTGCTGGACGCCGGGCGAGTACGATCCGGCGAGCGCGCGTCGCCCGAGCATCGCGGCGTTGGGGATCATCGGGTTCTTGCGCCGCCCGCCGCCGAAGAATCCATCGGCCATCTTCTGAAGTTGCGGGGCAAGCGGCGGCGCGGAAGTCTCGCCCTCTCGCACGTTCGATTTAAGATCCGTCATCCCGTGATCCTGCATGACGATCTCGGCAGTCTGGTCGATCGCCTTGACGCTGGTGCTCATGCCGACGACGGCGGGCGCGCGGCCGGTGGAGAAGTCCATGCCGCGCACCTTCTCGCGCTTGTCGCACGCGGGACACGGTGGGTCGGGCGCGTCCTCGGAGGGCAGGACGCGGGTGTACTTGTGGCCGCAGGGGATGCAGCGCAGCGTCACCTTGACCTTCATTCGCTCGGCTTCTCGACGCGGAAGCCCTTCGTCGCGTGGTAGCGAAAGCCGGGCTTCGTCGGAGGACGGCGGCGGAACGTCGCGTACTGTGTGATCGACATGTTGCCGGCCTTGACCGCGCGCCGCTGAATCTTCCGCGCGATGTTGTTGCCGCTCATGCCCGCCTCGCCAGATCGTCCTTGCGCGCCTGCTCCGTCTCGGCCCGCAGCACCTCCTCGTCGGACGGCGCGACCCGCCATCCTTTCGGCTCGAAAGCGATAGTCGCGAAGTCCCAGGCCGAGACCCATTTACCCGCCAATGTCCAACGGCCTTTCTCCATCTTGCGCGTCTTCTGCCAGCGGGCGCGGACCTCGCGCGTGCCCTCGTCAAGTAAGATATGAGTCCCGTCGAGCGGCGCAGTCTCCATCGCGGCGTACTCGACCGCAGGTTGCGGCGTCTCGACGGCGGGCGGTGGCGGTTCGGGCGTCGGCGGCGCCTCTTTGAAAACAGGCTGCTTCGGCTTCTCGGTCATGGTTCAAACCTCAACACTGGGATGGTGCCGTCATGCAAGAGAGTCGCCTTCCGATAGATGCGTTGCCAAGCACCGGACGAGCGATCCAAGGCATCAGGCGTCATGCGACGGACAAAGGATGGAAAGGCCATTTCACGTTCTCTCCATATGCGAAGCGCCATGCGCTCGATCTCGTCGCTCACGCCAAGCCTCGCTTGATTAGCCAGTCGGGATGGTCGGGTTCCGCCTCGGCTCTTTCTTCCGCGCGCTTAAAGAATTGCTCAACAATCCGGTTCGCCATCGCCGTCATCGGACTCGTCTCGCCGCTCTCCTGCTTCGACACTGTGTCATACGTCATGCCTTCCGCAACCATGCGAGGCCGAACCCAAGTCAGCCAAGTCGCATTCGCAAGAGCCATCGCAAAAACGCGGTCGTCGTGCAACCGGCCCGGCGCGCCGATATCGTTTCCCTCTTGCGTGACGATCAGCATCTCCTCCAACAGGTTCGCGGATTTGATGTCAAGCAGACTCATGTGGTAATTGTCCCGCAACTGGTTAAGCATCTGCCACTTCGTCTTGAAGTTCATGTCGGTATTAAACATGTAACCAGCGCCCATACTATCCGGCCTAGTGTACAGGTACCAGCGCGCATTACTTAGGAAATCATCCCACTTTCTCTCCGTAACCTGCTTCTGGAACATCTCTGCTCTGAGGCGATCGCGCAGGCCATCGAACTCGACCATCACCGCGCGCCCCGGACCGGTCAGTTCGAGGTTGACGATGCAGTCCTTATAGGCTCCGGCGAGGTGCGCCATGATCCACGCCGTCTGCCGCGTATCGACGGCGTCGGAGGCGTACTCGGCGCACTGCACTAGGCGATCGGCGTAGCACCGCCACACCGAAATTGCGCTACGGTCTTTCCATTCGTTGCGTCCGTAAGCGGGATCGGCACCGATGACGTAGCTCGCGCCATCGACCGGCTCGTGCCACACCCGAAGCTCGACCTCATCGCGGCGATCCAGGTCTTCGATCTTCTCAGTCTGCACCGCGAAGAAGTCGTTCCCGATGTAGTAGCGGTAGCCGAGCCAATTGTATTGTTCTTCATTCTCGGGATCGTAGGCGCGCTCCAGATCGCGCTGGATTACCCGCGTCATGAAGAACGAGAAGCCGGTCAGAACCCATGCGTCCTCTTCTATCCACGGTTGATTCTGCTGGAGCGTCCCTTCATCGGCTCCTTCCTTCGAATCCTTCCACCGCCGCCACGCCACCTGCTCGATAGTTATGGTGACACCATGGCGCTCCTTGACGAGGTTGATGCGCTCGCGCTCCTCACTGTCGATCTTCGCCGCGCCGAACTTCTTGAAGCGCTCGTCGTGCTTCGGGATCTGGTTCTGCGGCTTCGCCCACCAGCCGATGAAGCAGCGGCGTTTGGTGACCGCATCCTTTCCAGCATCGATCCATTTGTCCCTCCAATGGTTCATGCCTTTGGCGGTAGACTCGTAGACGACGAGGCGATCAGGGTGTTCGGCGGACAGTGCTTCCTCGAACGATTCGAGGCCGGCCGGATTTCCGTAGGCGGCGACCTCGCTGATGTGCGCCACGACGTAGCCCTGGCCCTCGCCCCATGAGATCGACTTCTTCCCGGTGCCGGCGCAGAGAATGTCGAGGCGGCTTCCGTTGCTATATTGGATGCCGCCCGCATGGCTGCGCGTGATCTTGAACTTGCCGAGATATCCTTTCGGGAACGACTTCACCATGCGCGTGATCTGCGCGCGGAAAGCATTGGCGTTCTTGGGCGTATCAACAACCAGCGCGCCGACGATGCCCGGATGCGTAGCCATCCAGAACACGTCAACCAAGAGTAGGAACAGCGTCGAGATACCAAGCTGCCGCGACTTCAGAAACAGGAACTCGCGCACGCCATCCTCGATGCCGGTCGCCAGTTCGAGCAGCGCCATCTCCTGCGAATCCCAAAGCGCGAACTCGGCGCCGCGATCGTCGAGCGACGCGACCTCTTTGCTATCGATGCGCGCGTGACGGCACGCTTCCTGAAAGAGCGCTAACCACTGATTCTTGTCGGCCATCAGGTCACCGTCGCATCGCGGGAAACGCCGAGAACATCATAGAGAGTCATCGCGCGCCATCGTTATATAGTCGGACCACACAGGCGGAAACCGCGCGTCGTCGCGCTTGGGCGTGTCGTCGACTCGCAGGGCGAAGGGAACCCATCCGTCCTCAATGATCGAGGTCATCTCGCCCGTCGGCGGTATCAGAACGCCATGCTCAGCGACGTGGCAACGGAAGACCTCGATGCGATCCTCGTTACCCATCTCGAAGGCGGCGACCAGCACGTCTTTCATCGGATAGGGAAAAGCGTTGGCGCTCATCGGCAGCCAGCCGTCATTCATGTATCGTGTCCCTCGATCTAGCTAATCCCGGTCAGAGGAAATCCCCAAGAGCCTCTCGGGGACTTCCGTTCACATGGTCATCACGCTACTCCGACCATGTTTATGCGGTCGTGCCAGCGGCGAAGGTGCCGAACGCGCCGGTGATCGTCACTGGTATCACCTGATCGGTCAGGGTGACGCTGAACGGCGCGATGACGCCGGCCGGATCGGTCCAAGTGATCGTGACGCTGCCGCTCGCAGGCGTCGTCACGTTGCACGACTGGAAATCGGCGGACAGCCGCGCGTCGGCAACGGCGGGGTTGTCGACGGTCAGCGTGCCGGTCGGACCCTTGACGGCGGCGCCGGTCGAATCGGTGAAGATGATGGGTGCGGTAACCGCCGTCGAGGCGGGCAGAGTCTGTACGGCCACGATGATGTCTCCTGTCTTTGGGTTGATGAAGTAAGCGCCCGCAAAGCGGCCTTTGATGGCCTTTCCCGGCTCCGGCTTCTCTGAGAGAACGTTCGAAATGTGCTTCAGCGTATGGTTGGCCTGCTTGAACTCTTCGAGAATCTCCCCCAGCACCTTCACCTCGGCCGATAGAACCTGAACCTCGGTCGGCTCGTGCGAACGGTGCCAAGTCATTTCTCGTCTCCAGGTTGAGCTTCGGATGATACCACGGCATCGCGCTTCGGCGGCCCTGGATGCGGCAGGCATTTCTGCGCCGCCCACGCCATCCACGACGATATCGAATAGTTCACGGCACGCGCCGCTCGTGCGATCTCGGCCTTGCGCGCAGGCGTCATCGTCACCGTGACATAGACCTTGCCGGGAGTGCGATCGGGACGCGGCATCAGCTAGTCCATGTCAGAGGCACAAAACGAAAGTGCCCCAACCATAAGGCCGAGGCACTCCGCAACGCAACGACGATGTTGGGGCAGATCAGCCCACCGTCTTCACCCGCGACGCCAGAACCGCAACCTCCATCCCCGCCTCCGTCCGAACCAGCTTCTGCGGCCCCGCCTTCGGATCGAAGTCCGGATCCCCAGCCGCCGCGTCCCGGATCACAGTCACGTCCTTGCCGTCGACCTGAGTCTTCTGCGCCATTTCCGTCTCCATCGATGGATTGCCGGTCTGCGCCGGCCCGCATGAGGGTAACGCTCTTAACCACGTCGCGATTGACAGACGCTACGGGGGGATTATCCTCACGCAACAAGGGCCGGGGAGAAAACTCACCCGGCCCCTGAATACCGCCCTTCGACGCCGAACTCGTCAAGGTCGCGATCACACCGACCGTCGCGGTTGATATGAGAGAATTAACCCGAAGCCCACGAAAGTTCAAGACGCCGCCTCGCAAAGGCCGCGTCCAGTGACGCGCGGTCCTATCGAGAGCAAGAAAAAGCGCCGCACCGCGCCGCGCATCTGGAAACCCAAACCCTACCGCAAGCCACCACCCAACCCGCCCGAGGCCGTCCGCGCCGTCGAAACCGACGCCATCGAAGCATTCGTCGCCGCCCAAAAGGCGACCAAAGTCCCGCCCGCTCCCGCCCGCATCCTCGGCGAATCATCCCCCGGATGGCGCCGAAAGGTCGAAATCAAGTCGACCCGAACGCGCAACAGGTACGTCGCCGAGCAGAAGCGCCTCGCCAAACGCATCCTTCCCGAACCAGACGCGCCGCTCGAACGCTGGCAGCGTCCCAGACCATCCAAACCCCAGACCGAAAGGCCAACCCTCAGAAAACGGTCCAGAGCAGCCCCCGTGTAGGCCGTCCCCCGAAGGCGCTGGCCTAATAAGCCAGTTGCTACCAATCGGGCCGAGCCCAAGGCACCACAAACCCGGCAGCCAACCCAAACCTGCGCGTGCGAAGAATTCGTCCCACGGCCGCTTGCGGCAGGACCCGCAGAAAGGACGCTCACCCGGCCAGGAAACAAGCCCTGGACCCGCTTCTAAGGGCGAAGCCATGCCCGAAGCACCGCCGGCGCACCCCCCCGACCGGCTAGGGGGGACCCGTCTCTATCGCCTAGCGAATGAGCGAAGCGAGAGCGCGATCAAGGCGACGAGCCTTCAATCGCCCTCAGACCACCGTTCAATTCTCCGTGAACTGCGGAAGACCGGAACCCACCGACCCCGCAAAACATCCACCAACAACCTGATCGATCGACAACGTTGGGGCAAAATCGCTAAAATTTCCGGCGAAAAACGACGAGGTAATCTCTCAACGATCTCCGACTACCCAATCTCGATGGGGCAAAAATCCAAAAAAATTCCGGGAAAAAGAGGGAGGTGGCCTCAGAATCAGCAGGCCGGCGTCCCGACGACGACACCAGTTCGAGCCAAATCGGCCTCGCCGAGGGCCGAAACCGCCCCGCTGACAGCCTCCGGCCAGCATCGGTGACGCCGTTACCGACCCCGACTTCGCCGTATCTCGGCGATAACAAACCGCAGTAATCAGCCAGCTTCCTACAGTATTCGAGTGATTTGGTCCAATTATGGTCCAATAATCGCTGAACCATCTCGCGCGACGAATCAGCCAGTTCGAACCCTCAAATCGCGCTCAATCGACCCGATTCTTAGGCTTGTCCGATAGACGATTGAGCGGACGCGCAACGTTGGCATGCTCGTTAACTTCAGCCTGAGCGTGCGCGAGCCCTGCGGCGAAGTAGGCAAGGGAGTTGCGGTGACGCTTCTCAGCTCGCGCAGCTTGCCATTCCGGTGTCGGCTCGAACCGTGCGCGGAATTGTCCTCGCTCGTTGCGCGCATGTGGCGGCAATTCCCGGCTAAGGGGCTTTTGCGGGTTACACTCTCGGTAGAGGGTTTGTCGGATAAAAGCGGCAACGCTCAATCCAGCCTCACGAGCAGCTCGGCGGATTTGCGTCATGAGATGGAGCGGGACGCGCGCATTCGCCATTGGATTTGACGCGCGGAATGCGACGTGCCGGGCGCGGTTCCAAGCCATTGAGCGGTGATAGCACGATCCGACCAAGATTTAGAAACGTCTTCGGATTCTGCGCTGCTTAGGCTTCGCCACGCGCCGAACCTCGACCGGCTGCCGAAGAAAAGTGGTTTTGGGCGAAAATAGTCGTTGATATGTACGTCGTTGTATATCACTATGTCGGGGATGGATCGGGTTGGCGCCCTTTCCATCCCCTGACCTGACCACCGATGGAGCGATGGCGTGGCTGACGAAATCCTACCGCAAGATCCTGTTTCCGTCATCGTTGATGGCGAGTTGTGTCAAGAGTTTCAGGGCGAGATTTATCGCGCGTCCACGGGCGGGTACTTCCAGCGCAAGGGGAAGCCTCTTGCACATATGGTTTGGAAAGCCGCGCATGGTGTCATTCCTGCCGGCCACGAAATTCACCACGCCGACAACAACCATACGAACAACGCGCTGGTCAATCTTGAGTGTCTCACCAAGAAGGACCATCGGTCGCGTCATAAATCATGGAAGAACAAGAAGGTTTCGGGGGCGCGCGCGGCGCACTCCGCGACAGGTGACGCCTTACGGGAGTGGCGCAAGCGGCACGAAATAACCGCAAAAGAGGCGGCGGAATTGCTCGGCATGAAGTGGACGACGCTAAGCCAGTACGAGGCCGGCAGGCGTCGTGGTTTTTCCAAGGTTCTCACATGGTTGCCGAAGCTTTTCCGCTATGTGGAGATGGACGGCGCGATTGACCGGCTGAAGGCTGACCGCAAGCGGCGGGAAGAGCAGGCGAAAGAGCGGTGTCCGACGTGTGGGCAGACGATCAAAACGACGCGATGACGAGACTCCGGCGCGGCGCTTATGCCGGCCGGGAGAAGGGGATAGGGCTATGGCAAACAAACTTTCTCAGCTAGTGCGCACGTCGACTGGCGAGGTCGCGACTATCGCAGCGCTGGCCGATCGCGGACTAATCGAGTTCCGTAAGGTTGAGCGCTTCCACTCGCCACGCTCGCCGAACGGCCACCGTGTAGCTTATTTCGCCGACATGCGCGGCACGGGAAACGGCGGGGTAACGAGCGGTTGGGAGATTGGCAAGCTCGCCTATCTCTCGCGCACCGGTCAAGATGTCGCCCCATGATCGAGCCGACCGCAGAGGATATCGGGCGCATGGTCGTCTATACCGGCAATCGCTATCCCAGCGGAAAAAGAGAAGACGGCGTGATTACCTCGTTCAACGATCATTGCGTCTTTGTGCGCTACAAGGGCGATCATTTCAGCAAGGCAACATCGCGCCAAGACCTAGAGTGGATTTCACGCAAGACTTGGAGCGGAGGTTACCATGACGGACCAGCATAAGGGCGCGGCGGTTGAGCGGATGACCTATCAACGCGACGGAGACGCGCGGTGCATCAAACATGGCGCGCTGCTTTTCTCCGAGCGGACATTTGACGGCCTTTCGCGCGAAGCGGCGGCGCGTAAGTTGCGCGGTAGCGAGAGGGGGATGACATCATGATGGCCTATCACGCGAAGAATCCCGGCGAGGCGATTGCCGGGCAAATTGCGACGCTGACCAAGGCGTCGCGGACGCTCGCCGAGGCGGTGCTAGCGGTGGTCGACGCGACGGCGGGGCGGGTTCCGACGTGGGGCGACGTGGCGATTCTTGCCAAGCTGGTCGACGACGTGAAGCGGGCGGGGCTGGTACCATGACGCGAAACAATCTTGCGCGGATTTTGGCACCCTACAGCGGCTCTGGCCGTTCGGAGGCAAAATCCCCCGGTTTTCGAGCTTGCCCTAGCGTGGCGTGGCGGCGCTGTGCCCGTTTTGCCCTTCTGATCGCGCTGGCTGCCCCGCTCGGCGGCTGCGTCGCCGTTAGCCTGCTCGAATGGGCTGGCGAGGAGGTCCACTGCCAGCCGACCGGGTTTTTTGCCTGTCCGCCTGCGAAGCCGGGGGCGGCACCATGAGCCGATACCGAAATCTCGACATCTGGCTTACTGACAAGCAAATCGAGGCGCTGGCGAAGACGCGCGACGATCCGACTTGTCACGCCGTGCTCGCCGCGCTCGACAATCACGACAGCACGCGCGACGTAATCGGAGCGCTGGTTGATACGATTGTCCTGATGGCGCGGCAGAACGCCCATTTTCGCAAACTGACGCTCGACATGATCAGGACTCATCCTATGCCAGCGATGATATTTCCGGTCGGCGATGTCGAGCACATCGACGGCGATCCGCTCAACAACGACATTGAGAATCTGCGGTTTAAGCCGAAAGACAAGCCATGACGGCGCTCGAACTCCGCGAATGGCGGGCGCGGCTGAAGTTGACGCGCATCGAGGCCGAGTCGGCGATCGGGGTCAGCCGCTTTGCGATCCAGCAGTACGAGGACGGCAAACGGTGGGCGGGCGGGCTGCCGGAGTGGCTTCGCAAGATCTGCGCGTACTACGCGCGATATGGGGGAATCGAATGACCGACAAATACATCCTCGAGGGGCACGAGGCTGTGCCGTGCGACGATCTCATGGCGTGGGGCCGATGGTACGAGACGGCCGAGCGACAGGTCGACCGAACCGAGGTCGGACACTTCACGGTATCGACGGTCTTCCTCGGACTCGATCACGGCTGGAGCGAGAGCGGGCCGCCGATCCTCTTCGAGACGATGATGTTCACGCGGAACGATCAGCGGCGCGCCGAGTTTGAGGACTATCAAACGCGCTGCTCAACTTGGGACGAGGCGGTGGCGATGCACGCGGAGGCGGTCAGGGTCGCGCGGGCGGCGCTCGACTGACGAAAGGGCCGGCGCTCGGCAGAGGCCGTCACGCCGGCCAGTTCGGCGGGCGGGGGAGGGTCCGCGCCGTCATGCGCGACCTGGGGGAGGCGGCGCACGGTGCGACCCTAGCGCGGCCACGCGGCGCGCGATGTTCAGGATTGAACAGCGAACGATCTAGGCGTGCCGATCGTCCGCCGCCTTGCGCTTCGCCCAGCGGATGTTTTCCGAGAGGACCCAGCGCGCCACCTCGCTGCTCACCGTGCGTTCGGGCGCGTGCTTGTACGCATTCGGCCACGTCCCGAGCTTCGTCTTGTACTTCATCGAGGCCCATCCCTCCTTGTAGGCGTGCTCCCGCGCATACTGGCGCAACTCAGCGAAAAACTGACCGTTGTGCATCCAGCGACCGCCGATCCAGACGTGATTTGCCGGCCCCGCCTCGCCCTTCGGATTCTTGGCTTTGCCGCGCGCCGTAAGCTCGACCAGCACGCCCTCGCTGTTCTCGCCCTGCCACTTCGGCGGCGCCGGCTCATAGCCGCAGTTCGGACATTTCGATTGGCGTGGCGGGCGCAGATAGGCGCATTGCGGGCATTCCTTGGGAAGCGCGACCGAGGGCTTTTTGCGCGTGGCTTTGCCGTCGTCGAGAGAGTCGTGAAGGATGTCAGTCACGAATCCGAGTATATTGTGCGTATTGCTGTGATCCAGAAAGAGGCAATCCTGCTTGCCTTCCGCCGTGCGCAATCCGCGACCCATGATCTGCACGAACAGCATCTCACTTTTTGTCGGACGCGCTAGGATGATGCAACGAACGTCCCAGTCTACGCCCTTGGTAAGCGTCCCGATATTGCAGACTATCTTGTACTCTCCGCTGTGAAACTTGCGTTTTATTTCCAAACGCTCGCCAATTTCCGTGAATGCGTCCTGGTAGCCAGTCGGCACTCCGGCGTCGAGAAACCTTTGCTGCAAGTGCTTGGCATGGGCGCAATTCACGCCGTAGCACAGCGTTGGCCTGCCCTCGCCGAGCTTCAGCCATGTGTCGACGATGTCGGCGACCAGCGCATCCTTGTTCATCGCCTCGGCAAGCTGGCCCTCGTGATAATCCCCCGCCACCGTCTTGACGCCCGACAGGTCGGGATGGCCGGGAGCGAAGACCCGGAACTTGCACAACCTCCCTTGGTCTATCAATTCCTGCGTCGTCGCCACGATGATGAGGTTGTTGAAGTACCTGCCGAGTCCTTTCGTCCATGGCGTCGCCGATAGCCCGATGAACGGCACCATGCGAAAGTCCGGCTCGGCCATCCACGCGATATGCGCCTTGTGCAGCACATGCGCCTCGTCGATGATCACGATGTCGGCCTTGGGAAAGCGCCGGCGAGCAAGCGTCTGAACGCTCGCCACCTGCACGGGCTGGTCCCAATCGGTGCGCTCGTGCTGTGCTTGAATGACCCCGATGTTCCTGATGCCGTCGCGCTCGAACGCCTCCACCGTCTGCGGGATCAGGTTCAGACTATCGACCACGAAACACACGCGCTTGCCCTTCTCCAGCGCCAGACGAACCACGGTCGCGGCGGTCGAGGTCTTGCCGGCCCCGGTCGGCGCTTGCAGCATCGGCCTGCGGTAGCCGTCGATGATCGACTGCCGCAATGCCTCGATGGCGCGCTCCTGGTGCGGCCATAGCTGGCGAGGCTCGTCGGGCTCCCATGAGGCGGGATCGAGCAACTCGGCCTGACGAGGTTGCCACTTACGGTTGTTCTGTCCTTCTGTTTCAAAAACCATTGCGTTCCTCCTACTCAGCTAGTCCTGTTACTTCCTTGCTTCCTTCAAGACTCTTTAGAAGGGAAGGGAAGGGAATAGAATAGACCACAGACGTTGTTACAGACTGTGTCACAGAGATTGTCACAGACTATGTGACAGTTGTCACGCGCGCTATGTGACATACGGATCATGTCCCTTTCCATTGGGGTCTCCGGCTCGGCGCTCGTCGCGTAGACGTTGGCGCTCCTTGCGAGCCGCCTCGGTGCGGTCCTTTCTCTCTTCCTTCATCCTACGGGCGTCTAAAACCCCTTGTGCGACAACAACATGGTGCAACCTTCCATCGGAACACTTGAACCATCCGTGCATTGCGACCGCTCGAACCTTCAGCCACGATTTCATG